GTACTGTTCCTATCGTCATAAACAAAGCTGGCTCAGTCATCAAGAATGTCCTGAACTCTGCTGGCATTGGTGATCAAGCAACAGCATCTTCCAAGATGTTGGCTAGTTACATGGAGAAGGACAATCTCACGCCTCAAGAGGCTCAACAAGCACTCGATGAATTGAGAAGAATTGGTGTGCCTAACCCTGTCATTGCCGACTTGGGTGCGAACTTAAAAAGTTTAGGATACAACGCTTATGTGGTTCAGTCTAAAGCCAAGGGTGCTACTGAGGAGTTCCTTGCAAGTAGACTGATTGACCAACCTAGCGATATTGTCAAAGGATTAGTTCAAAAGGCAGGGTTAGCTAAAAATATCAATGGTTTTGAGTATTTAGAGGGACTTATTGAGTCTCAATCTTTAAAGGCAAGTACGGCATACCCAAATGCCTACAGCATGGACATTGATGCAAGACCATTTAGAGAATACATTGACAGAGATGTATTTAAAAATGCATATAAAAATGCAGTAAGAAGTGCAGATACCAAGGGCATCAAATTGCCTAGTTTGGATGCTATCCGCAATGCTCAATCAGTTCCCACAGAGATACTGCACAAGATAAAAATTGGTCTTGACCGAGTGATTGAAGCAGAAACAGACGCTGTAACAGGCAAGGTTTCTAGCTATGGTCGTGATGTCATCAATGTCAAGAATGAATTTAACGACAAAATCAAGGCACTCAATAACGATTACAAATTAGCCAATGCTGAATTTGCTGACGCTTCACGCATCAAAGAAGTGTTTGAGATGGGGCAAAAGTACCAAGCACTTGACCCTAAAGAGGCGGCATCTAAGATCAAGAAGATGAACAATGACGAGAAAGAAGCGTTCAGACTTGGCATGATGGCAGACATCAATGCAAGACTTGGTAAATACAAAGGTGGAGACTTCACCAGAGAGATATTCAAGTCCGACAACCAGAAGTTGCTTATTCGTAACGCATTCACTGACACTGTTGACGCTAATGGCAAAGTCATTAAGTCAGCACAGGATGCTTACACCGAGTTCTCTCAATATGTAAAGGGCTTGACCGATCAAAGCAAGACCGCCAAGAAGATAATTGGCGGTTCACCTAGCGGTGAGCGTATTGCCAGTACAGATCAAGCTAGAGAGATGGCTGGTATGGCTCAAAGTGCGGCAACTGGTGATGTATTTGGATTGATGAGAGCCGCTGGCTCATCATTGTTGGCAAGAGCAAAAGGCATCAGTAGCGAGTCATCTGAAATATTGCAGAAAAAGCTGTTCAGTGCTGACCCGATAGAACAACGAGCAATTCTTGCTGAGTTGAATCGCAGAGCAAGAACACCCAAGACAGGTTTGTTATCTGGTGCGGCTAGTGTTGGTACTACCACTGGTATCTTAGGAGACTGAAATTGACCCAATCACGATTTGCCTCATGGCGGCAGGGCTGGTCTCAAAAATACAACAGTCTGTTGAATTGTATAAATCAGCTCGTGAGCATTTTGTCCAAGTCAAAGCCACTGCTGATGAGGTTGTGGCTATCGGCAAGGAACTTGGTGGCTTCTGGAGCAAGCTACGCAAGTTCTTTGCTGGTAGCCCAAAGCCTCAAGTTGCAAAGACTGTGGCTAAGTCTAAGAAATCGAATTATGTCGATGTGGATGAAACTCAAGTCAAAATTGGGATTGTCCAAGACTTAACAGAGTTTTTTAAGTTGCAGGAGCAGTTAGCGGCACACATCAGAGAAGAAGAAGAAAAGAGTCTGACAGTCTATGACCCTGAACAAAATCACATGGAAGCGGCTTTAAAGAGGGTGATGGCACAGCAAGAGATGGATAGGTTGGTGATTCAGATTCGTGAGTGCCTCGTCTATAGTGCGCCCCCTGAGATGGGGGCTTTGTATAGTTCTGTATATAGCATGAAGGACAAGATCGAGGAGGAGCAAACTCAGGCAAGGTTGAAGGAAGAGGCAATCAAGAGGCAAGAGACATGGCTACGCAAGGAGGAAGAAAGAAACCTACAAGCAAAGCTAGGAGCAGTAACAGTGACTTTTATATTCCTCCTGTACCTTTGGCTGTGGCTGTGGTTCGTAAGTCGTTGGGGGAAGAATTGATGGGTTGGATTGCGGCTTGCGTACTGATTGCTCTTTTGTTGCCAATCATGGGCATTCTTTATCTTGACATCTTGGAGACTAAGAATGAGGCAAAGTCTCAAGTTGAAAAGGTTGAGAAGTTGAGAAGACAGGTTGAACAAAAAGAGAGGGAGAAAGAGAAATGAAAATAGTTTGCTTGATGGCACTGGTTCTATTGTCTGCCTGTGAAGACAGGTTCAGATACCCTTGCCAAGACCCTCAGAATTGGCAAAATACCGAATGTAAACCCCCGATCTGTACCGCCACAGGTACTTGTCCAGAGCAACTCGTTAAACCTGAACAGGAGAAAAAGTAATGCCAACAGTAGGATACAAACCAAACAACCGAATGACCGCTGAAGAGATTGAAGTCCGAATTTGGGCAATCGTCATCTTCTCCCTGACCATGATTCTCCTTGGCTCTGTGGCTATGTTCCTCTACAGCGTTTCATTCGTGACGCAACCAATGTCAGGCATGGCGGCAATTGATAAGGTCTACACCCAACAGATCAACACCATCATGGTGTTCATTACTGGTGTTTTGGGTGGTGTAGCTGGTCGTTCTGCTGTCTCAGCCAGTGCCAAGGCTATTGCCAAGGCAGATGCTGACGCTGACTCAGAGCCACCAGCACCATGAGCCTATTCAACCCTTATGTGATTCTTGGCATCGTCTTGGCGGTGCTAGGTTCGTTTGGCAGTGGGTACTGGAAAGGCTCAAAGGATGAGGTGACTCGTCAGCAACTTGAGATAGCCGCCCTCAATGCCGAGGCTAGGCAGAAAGAACAAATCCTAGTTTCAGCAATCCAAACCCAAACCACTAAACTTCAGAAAGCAAATCAAGATGCCAAACTTGCTCAACAAAAGCGTAACGCTGACATTGACTCTGGTTCTTTGCGGTTGCGGATTCCTGTCAAAGCAACCCACTGCCCCATACAAGCCACCACAGATACCGCCACTGCCACCAGAGATAGCGGTGAAGAGAGAGCCGAACTTGACGCAGAGACTGCTCGATCTCTTGTCTCCATCACCGACTCAGGAGATGAAGCAATCAGACAACTCACAGCCTGTCAGCAAGCCTACGAATCCATCTACCAAACCCTGAAAGGAAAACCATGAACTTGTCAGCCAACTTTACCCTCAAAGAACTCACCAGATCGGATACTGCTGATCGTCTGGACATTGACAATACCCCCAATGAGGAACAGATCGAATCATTGCGTTTATTGTGTGAAAATATCCTGCAACCTGTGCGTGACCACTTTGGCAAGCCTGTCAAGATCAATTCAGGCTTTAGGTGTCCTACTTTGAACCAAGCTACAGGAGGTTCAGCAACCTCAGACCATTGCAAGGGTCAAGCCTGTGATTTTGAAATTGATGGTGTATCCAATCCCGATTTGGCTCAGTGGATTGCTGACAATCTCAAATACACTCAATTGATCTTAGAGTTCTACACGCCAGGCGGTGATCCAAATGCGGGGTGGGTTCACGCCTCGTTTAATCCTGAGAATCTTAAATGTCAAGAACTGACTGCTGTCAAGGTGGCGGGGAAGACTCAGTATCTGAATGGACTCGTAGCGTAAGCAGTCTCTTGCAAAAGTGCTTGTGGATGAGGTGTTCATACAGAATCACCTCTCCACACTTCTGGCATAACCAAGCCACTCCCTCATCTACCTTAGTCTCCCTCTCGCCTCGCAGACCTCTGCTTCTGCCATAAAAGGTGCGTATCTTGACAATCATTTCTTGGTACTCAATGCCTTGGAATAGATGAAGACCTGATTCTTCTCGTTGATGTCTCGTTTGTCCTGTTTACGCTTGGCAAACTCCTCACCCTGCTTAAAGCGTTTCATCTTCTCATCACTGAGCCATACAGAGGGTTGACCTTTGTAATCGAATGCTGATTTCATTTCTTGTTCTTCCTAGCTTGATATGGGTGATGACCTTGCACCTCAGTGTGCTTGATCTGCTCTCTACGTTTTATGCCATTTTTCCTGCCAATGTTAATCATCTTCAACTCAGCATCCCTTGTCCAGATTGATGGTTGACCTTTGTAGTCGAATGCGTTATTCATGTGTTCTGCTCCATTGGCGGTGTGCAAGTATGAATGCTATCAATTCCATCCAATCGTTTGCCCAACCGTTTGCCACATCGTGAGCAGAAGTTGCGTTCCTCTGTGCGCTGTGATTGCTCTGCATCTTTCATTGCCGCCTTAAAGTCAGCCACAAAATCTATTGCTTGCAAACCATACTCATTAAGAATATTCTCAACAGCAGGAAACCATGCGGGTGGCTCTGTGCGCTGTGGTGGGTGGGTGTAGAGAGGGACAGTATGTTCGTAATGAACTTTATAAATAATACTGTTGTCAAAATCAAAGGTAGAAACAGCATAACCAATAGGCTCTTGGCTTTCCAACTCTGCAATGGCTTGCTTCCCTGCTTCGATGGCGGCATCACCTTTTGTTATTTCCTCATCCCAAGCACCCTCTAATAAATAAGTTTTTCGATGCTTATTGCCATAAGTTTCTAAGGCATCCACCAGTTGTTTCAATACTTCAATCATGTCAGTCCTCCGCTAAATTACATTGCCAGTAGTGCAGTTTTGTCATCTCAAGCACACCCATTACGGTTGCGGTAGTCATGTGATCGTATTTGGATGCGTTAATAACCTCACGCAACTCATTCATCAAATCCTGCCCCATTGCTTTTTGATCTGATGATGGGATGACGGTTAACTTTGGGCGGTCTTCAATCATGCTTCACCTCTGGCTCTGATGGCTATTGCAACATCAACAACATCAGCGTCATATTTCCAGTCTTCTACCTCTTTATCACACAGCTTTGCACAGGCTTCACGCTCAATCAAAACCGCTTCATTAAAGGCGGCTACGCCTTTTTCATAGCCATTCTGAAACGCTTTGTCGGCTACCAGTTTGGCAAATTTATAGATGTCTTTATCAACACAAACAAACAACTCACTTTCTTCATCACTTGGCTTTCCATGTGAAACAAATTCAGCTTCTATTGCCATCTCAATGATTTCATCTTGTGTCATGCTTTACCCCTTATCACATCAACAGTTCTTTGCGCCACATTGTCACTTCCACACTGAGCAAAAACAATGGAACAGCATCGGTCTTGTTCTTTAGCGGCTACCAGTTTGGCAAAGACTTCCATTCGTTCAACCCATCTTTGAACTTCAGGCGGATAGCGTTCAAACCATCGAACAAAATCTTCAAATCCAGCCTGTTCAGCCATCTCAATGATTTCATCGGTTGTCATGCTTGTTCCTTTAACTCTACTTTTCCAACTATGTACAAATAATCTTTTGCTTTTTTGTTTTTCTTTTTTACTTCTATGTTTGCTTCTTTTCTTGTGTGATGAGTGCTGTGAATTTCAAATGCTTTGGCATAGCCACTTCCAAACCATCCCGTATAGATTTGTCTATGTTTTTTAACAATGTAAATAATCATGCTTGCTTTCCTCTGGCTCTGATGGCTTTCTGAATCATCATTGGAGCTTGCCCAAAATTAAATTCATCACACACCTTTGCACAGACTTCTCGTTCCTTAGTAATTGCCGAATCAAGCAAATCACTAAGTTCACCAAAACCAACGAAAAAATATGTTCCTCGGACATCTATTCGCAAGCCTGCATCTTTTGCCAGTTGCATGATTTCATCTTGTGTCATTGCTTCATTCCCCTAATAAAAATACCAAATGAACTCAAAGTATCTTTTCCAAACCCTTGCATCTTTTCAATCTCAACAGCAACCTGTTCAAGGATGTCGTTGCGTAGCTCGTCATAGACCTCTTGTTGGGTCTTGTACTCTTGAATCTGTCTCTTGCGGTTAAATGATTCAGTCATGTCCAAACTCCTGAAGTTCTGTGATGCGTTTGTAAAGCCTAAAGATTCTTTGCTCGTTGTAGTTCACAATGGCTTGCGAATACTCGACTGAGGTTTCTGCTTGCAACTTGGCAAGTTGTGCCTCTGTCAGTTCCTTTTGCACCATCTCCAAAGGAGTTTTTGGTCTGAGCAAATCCTTTACATACTTGATCGTTAATTCTCGCCAGTTCATGTTTTCCTTTTCTTTGATGGTTTGAACTTCCCTGCCTTGCGAAAGATCGTACGCAAACTGTTGTAGTTGACTCCAAATCTGTTTGCAATTTCTAGCTTGCTAAAGCCTTGGTCAAACAAACTGAATGCTCTACGCTCGTCAATGGTGGGTAGCTTCCTACCTGACCCTTGTCTTGCGCCACCTTTCATGCCCTACCCTTGTGGTTAAAAACAAATCCTTTTTTGATCTTTGAGTCGGTGCAACTGTAGGTTTTTGCACCCACATCTCTGACCCACTTCTGGCAATCTGGACATTTCACTCTTTTTCGCTTTCTTTTAGTAACCACCATACAAACGCTACGCAAACTGCTATTCCCAATGCGAATGCGAACATCGCTATCAGCATGAAATTTATGATTGTTTCTAGCATTTGTTGTCTCCTTTGAATCAAAGTAAAAGAGTGCGCCAGCACAAAGCAACGCTATGATGACTTTGTGCAAATGGCTCATTTTGCTGACGCAATCAGTTCCAACTCAGCGTCTTTGAGTTCTTCTTTGATGATGGTCAGTTCCTGTTCAACCATCTTCAGTTTCTTTTCCATGCGTTCTCTCGTCAACTTCTCAGCGTGGCAGTACCCAATCAAAGATGCCTCAGTTGCCACCTTGCGGATGAGTTGAATGATCTGGTCACGACTCATAAAGCCACCAGCGATGTCCTTGCTAGGCGCAATCTTGGTGATGAGTTCTTCAAGTTCTTTTTCGATGCTCATGCTGTCTCTCCTTGTGGTTGTGATGAATTCCATGCGTGTTGCAAGGCGGTGAAGTTCATTGGGGCAATGGTGACTGTTGAGAGGAATAATCCCTTACCATGCGTTCTGCGCCCCCAATCATCAGTTGCCTTGATGTTCTTGAGTTCATTCTTTTTGACTGCGCTATAGACGCTGTTAGGCTTGAATCCACCCTCTACCAACTCTTCCATAGTGCGAGGCTCTTGGCAAAAGTCTTGTAGGGGTGTCATTTCACTAACTCCTTTGCAATCTCAATCAGGAAAGGCACAGACAGGATCAAGCCAACTAGGGTGGCTTGGAATATTTCTTTAAGCGTCATCATCATTCTCCTCACAGAGTTCACAGGTTGGGTGGTCGGGGTCACGACAGTCGGGGTGGTTGAGCAGTTGAAAGCGGTAGCGTCTTTCGAGACGAGCCTCCGCTTTGATCTCCTCTGCTTCTGAATCGTCAATTGGGTACATCAGTAATCCTCTCCAGTTCTGGCTGGTTGTGCGCCAAGGAATTGAGAGTTGTAGGGTGCGTTGTGTGTCCAAGGCTTATTGGACTTGATGCCAAGTTCTTCAATGTGGCGAATGGCTACATAGTCCAGTGGCAATGAAGAACCAAGAATCATAAACACTGCAGATTTTTCGGTGACAGGGTGAGAAAACACCCGCTTAGAGCCATCATCTTCTTTGATGACAACTACATATTCTTTTTTACCTTGACCTTTGCATTTCATTTTCAATTCTCCTTTTAGGTTGAAAGATGGGGCTTGCGCCCCCTTGGGTTGATTAGGCGGCTACTTTTTTAGCATCCATTTTTGTGTTGACTTCAAACTGTTTGCTTGAAGTGCATTTGATACAGCGATATTCTGTTGGCTCTTGTTTGAAGCCTACCCAATCAGCGGCAAAGGGTGTTCGTAATATATTGCGACCGCAAGCTGTTTTACTTGCCATTCCTGAGCCGCTTTTGTGTAGGTGTGTCACTCTCATTTTGTTTCTCCTGTTGCGTTGTTGATGTTGCCAATCATATAGAAGTTAATTAGTCGGTCAATCCCCCTGTAACTAATCCCCCACAATTTAATCAACTATTAAATCACAAAGGGCTTGACCAATCAATTAAAAGTCTCTAGACTTGCCCACACCATGAACACACAAACTATGCAAACCATTGAAAACATTAAGGAAAAGGCTGAAGTAGCTGGCTACACCATCACTGATGTTGCTCGTCATGCTGGCTTTCACCCTGCCCAAGTCTCCAGATATGCCACAGGTAAAACCATACCACTTGTCACCACCATCAGGCGGCTAGATGAGTCGGTAGATTCCCTGATTCAG